CCTGCAACCAGGGCAGCATTGTCATTGTCACCAGTATCAGTCAGTAACTGGATTATTCCGCCTTCCTCGTCCTTGACGTCCTGGATCGTCCCCTCGTTAACCGAGTAAAGTCCCCAGCCGCCGCCGAGTTCAACAGTTGCAGCATCCCAGGTAACGGTTTCATACGTTCCTGTGAAGTCGTTGAAGGCTCTAATTTCTCCAAAATTTCCCCTTGGCATTTTTAATCCTCCTCAAATAAAAAGATTATGCCGTTAATAATTTATCCAGCGGGAGCGCTTGCGTCCGTTTCAACTTCAACGAGCCAGTTGCCGGCAGATCTCTCCCCGTATGCGTACTCGTCATAGTGGTACAAAGCTGTCGCTCCGCCACCAAGTTCGGGCATCCGCTTCGTCTCAACGTAAGGCGACCTGCCCTCTACAAGGACAAGGGCCATCTGGCTGAATACGCCGCCCTTTGCATCGTCGAGGCTGTTAATCGTTAGGTTGCCGTCCTCATAGAGTCGGGCTCCCGCGATATTGCCCCTGTAACGGTTCTGGAAAGCCTCTGCCGCAATGCCGCTCGTGAGAGGTGCGCCGGCCTGTGCTTCCGCAATACCAGCACCGGAAATAGCAGTTATACCTGGTGTGGTCAACTGGAAGTCGATGTCAGCAAGTTGGAAGCCGTGGAATACAGCATTTATCGGAGCGGAAGCGGGAGCAGGCTCCGTCGTATTTGACGTGATCCTGTATGCCGCCGAACTGATATCACTTGTATCCAGGCCTGCGCCAGCATTACCAAACGCGGTTGACGCGCCGTCAATAGCCGTGAGGCCGTCAGCGTCTTTCTTTCGCTCAATAGCGTTCTGGGCAAGGGACCCTGTCTGCGCGTAAGCGTTGGCGCTGATCCTCAATGCGACCCTGTCGGTGATTATGGTGTGAACACCAATCACTGTAGGGGTAATCGAGAAGAGCGTGTCGGTCATCTGCTGCGGGTTATCAAGTTCAGTACTCTCGGTAACCGCCTGCGCCGTGAGCTTCGCCATCGAAACCTCGTTCCAGACAGTTCCCGTATTTTCGTCGAGCCTTTGCCTATCGACGAGGTTAGGCATTACGCCCGCAAACTCTCTCACGATTCTCGCGGAAGCGATCATCGTCGGAATAGAGTCAGCAAGGCTATCGGTAATCGTATTACCTGCTGCCATATCGGTTACTCCTTAAATATGACTAAATGCGGACTCCCTGCTTTCTCAGCATTTCCGCCGCCTGTGTTATCTCATCCCGTGAGACCGCCATATCAGAGTTGCCAAGCCGTGAAAGAAGGTTGTTCCCGTTCATGGAAGCCGGTGCCGATGGTGTTGAATCCAGATCCAACGCATTGACGCCATGCTCCTCAAGAGCCTTCCTTATACGCCCTTCAATACCACTTTCAGCTTCTTCACGCCGGGTTCTCTCCAGTTCACGCATCACCCTGTTGAACGATGCCTGTGCCTGGTATAGCCCTGCGATATCCTTACTGTCATAAGCCGGCCCCCATAACTGGCGGAATTCCTCCAGTTCGGGAGCTGACTCTAAAGCGAGCCCTGCATCTCTTACTATCTGGCTGATCTCGTCGATCATCAACTGGGATGTGCGCTGGAAGGTGGAGTTCTGCCTTCGGTTCGTCGCATTGGTCTCGACTTTCTGAAGGTCTTCCGTGAACTGCTCTTCGTCCTGCGTCCCCTGATGTCGCATAAACGCGTGTAACAGCTCCTGCGTATTAAGCACTGCTTCAGAGAGCTGTTCAATCTTTGACTCTTCTCCCTGCTGGCTTCGCATCCTGCCCTGCATGGCCTTGTAATCATTGGCCTGCTTGGCATTCTCTGCTTCCAGTTCGGTTACCCGCGCCTGCAAAGTCTCGATACTGGGCTGTTGTTCCGCCGTCCCCTCCGGTGATACGGGCGCTAACCCTGTAACAGCGTCAGGTTCGGGAGCAAGCTGGCCAGCTCCGTTAACTGTTGCTTCCGGTGGCGGGGTATCAAAGCCCGCCGTTCCGTTTTCCATTGTCATACATCGTCCCC